ACCTATTTTCATATCTGAATAGCATTATGACCGCACAGACCGCACCGAACGCATCACTTCTAAAATCGCGATCATTGAAAAAAAATTCTGATGGTGCGATCGGTGCGATCGGTGCGGTCCTATTGCGATTCAGATGTGTGATACAGATACTTGTATCTGTAATTAATAATAAATCATTTACTGACAATGACTTGTCCGTTCTGAATCCGATAACTAGTAACAGCCTATGGTCGCTTCCCCGAACGCGGCTGACCGCAGTAGCCCCGTTAAGGACTCTACACTTATTGGTCAGCGAGAAGATGGAAGAAATCATTCGTCTTTTATTGTGTGCGCGTAGGCGCACGCTCGCGTATAGGGGAATATAGGAATGTCTGGCGATTCTCGTATATTAAAAGATCAACTCGAACTCGGTGTTCCGTTAGAGGACGCAATGTTGTTAGCGGGATATACGTTTGAGGAGATCGAGAATCGAGAGGACTCGGACGAGATAATCGTAATAGAGAGAGCCGCAAAAGCTCAATTCATTTCTAAACACCTCGTTCAATTGAATGCGATATCCGACGAACGACCTAGTGTGAGTCAGTGGTTACTCGAACGCGTTGTACCAGAACGATTCGCACAGAACCACAAACTCTTAGACTTTCCTAAATTACCCGAAGTAATTAAATTGGAGGGAGTATACCCCGATGCCGCAACGGATAGCTAATAGAATATCTATCCCAATTGTTGGAAAGGTCTACGACAATCTCGTCAAGGACTGCGATAAACGCCATCGATTGATTGCGGGCGGAAGGGGTAAAGGTGCGAGTTGGTCAATCGCTCGAATACTTATTGGTGAAGCAATGACTACTCCTTTATTCACAGTCTGTGTGAGGGAGGTACAAAAGACTATCGAGTATTCAGTAAAGAAACTATTATCCGATACGATAAATAATCTGGGACTTGATTTCTTCTTTCGCGATACAAAGAGCGATATTACTGGACTTAACGGTTCAAAGTTCGTATTTGTCGGATTGCGAGATTATAACGCCGATAACTTTAAATCGTTTGAAGGCGCCGATCGTTGCTGGGTGGCAGAAGCGCAGTCCATTTCTCGCCGCTCTATAAACATACTTCGCCCAACGATCAGAAAAGAAGGATCAATCGTCTGGTGGGATTTTAATTTTCGATATGACTCTGATCCCGTATATCTAGATTATATTCTAAACACAGATCCGAACTCAAAGGTTCTTCTCCTCAATTGGCGCGATAATCCCTGGTTCACTAAGGCACTGCAAAACGAGAAAGATGCAGACTTTATGCGCAATGAGGAAGAGGCGAAACATATCTGGGATGGCGTACTTCGCAATATGGGCGATAAGTTCGTTTGCCCTACTCCTCTCGTTTATTCCGCAATGAAGATGGAAATAAATCACATCACCCTCCCTCTAGAAGTAGGGGCGGATATCGCACATCAAGGTGGCGATGAAATCGTTTTCTATAAACGAGCAGGGAATAAAATAATCGATTCATATTACAGTCGATTGCAGGATACTGTTAAGACATATAAAGACTTAAAAGCGTTCCTCGGCGATAAAGCGGTTGCAGACCTTTTAGCGAACGATGGGTATACGAGAATCACTCGTATAAACTTCGGGGGAAACCCATCGGACAAAGAACACTTCGACGACTGCGTTACGGAAATGTATTTCAACCTTCGCGATATGCTGGATCAGATCGATATACCAAATGACGAGGAATTACTCAACCAACTCTCGCAACGAAAATACGATTATATAAACGGTAAGCGAGGGTATGAAGTAGTTAAGATAGAGAGTAAAGACAAGTTCAAGGAACACGCACATATAATGAACGCATCACCAGATAGAGCCGATGCGTTAGTACTGGCGTTTTATAATCCGATAGAGGACAGTTCATTCGGATTCGCATCTCTAAATCATAATTATATGGGATGAAAATGAGTAAAAGAATAGAGCGTATAATCGACAGTACAATAAAGAAAGCGATTCAAGCCGCAGCGGAAGGCTCGAAGGACTCTGTTCTTTTAGAATCGCTACTTACTGGTCAGAAGCTTTCCACTGCCATTCCCGGCATAACGAATAACTACAAAGACTATGAATCGCAAGTTGAAGAGGTATACTCAAAATATAACGGTTATTCAGATTGGGGCAATCAGCAAACAAGGGCGCTAATCGATTTTAGGACGGCGTTCATTGCCGGAGAAGGCGTCTCAATATCTGCAGAGAATCCAGAGACAGCCGAATGGATAGAACGTTTCATTAGGGACAACAAACTAAACGGTTCGTTCTTTATTAATTCCGTTCAGGCAACCGAGATGGCGGGTCAAACTATTTACCAATTAAGCGTAAAGAAAGATGACAAGGTCAAGATTATCGTAGCTCGTATTCCCTATAGATCAAGCGATCCATATCGCCCTAAAATGGACGTATATAGCGACGTACTCAAAGCAAAGTTCTACAAGAAAGACCAGATGGGCGATTACAAAAAATTATTCGAGATAAAAGACTCAGTGGGTGTAGTTACCGGAGGCGATGACTTATTGGGAGAGTATGGGCCAACGACTCGTGTTGGAGTAGTACTAAATGATATAGAAAACTATGATCGAGCAGTGAAGGATATTCGCCGACTGAATCACGTTCTCGCACGCATCACTCCCGTTATAGAAACATCTGGCGAGAAAGAGACTCAATCGTTATCGACTCAATTATCCAATGCGAGGTGGACGATCGGCAAGATGTATATTGGAACGGGAAAATTTAGATATGAGGTTCCTGGTTCAGGCGCACACGAAAATCTAAAGATAGAACTTATTACCTCGATAAAGAATATATCTGCAGTGACGGGCGTTCCCGTACATTGGCTTGGATATGTCGATTTGATGAGTAACAGATCAACAGCGGATTCACTATATGAGGTTATAAAAAACTCCACAATCGCTGAACGAACGATCCACGCGGAGGCAATGTATAAACTCATACTCGATGCACAACAGTTATATATCGACAACGGCGGGGATAAGTTAGTAAAGATGGATCGCGACTTCGAGGTAAATATACCTCTCCTAGACTTTAGTGGGTTCCTCGACCGCGTACGCGCACTCTCCCTCGCATTCAATGACGGAGTAATTTCGAAGTTTGATTACCAAAGTAGCTTACCCGGTATTGACCCGTTAGAAACGAATAAGGAACTTGCCTCAGAAAAAGAGGAAGAAATAAATCAGTTTAAAGCGCCCATGAATGGAGCGCAGGAGGAACAAGATGGCGACAGCGAAAGAGATGCGGGAACAAATCGATCGCCTGTTGGCGGAAAATCGGAAACTCAAGGAGAAGGACAATCCGCTTCTCGCTAATGCAACTATGACTTCCGATATCAAGGCACGCACGAAAAAGAAACCAACGCCCAGTCGGTTCGAAGAGATCGATATGAGTCGCGACGAGGGCGACGATGATGACAGTGAAGAGAACGACGAGTAATGCATCGGCGTAAACTTCATACGGATCCTGAACTGTTTGCATTCGTTAGGTACAGTTTCGGGAATGCTACGGTACTAGTGGTGATCGGCGACCGGAAAATAAGGCGCGTAATCCGTGGGAGTAAAAACTACTTAAACGGTATCGCTAGCTTGACAAGGTATTGCCAGTCTATACTAGATAAGGAGAAAGAAAAGAATGATCGTGGAAATACAGGCACTCGATCCAAAACTCTCTCAAGAGGAACTACGAAAGATGATTCCAGCGGAGAAACTCCAAAGTCTATCGGGAAAGGGAATCCTTCAAGCATATATCGTAGCTCAAGAGGGAACGTCAAGACCGAGAGTACTGGGGGAAACAAATCAGATCCTTCGCTGGCCGAGAGCAGTGATTCGGAGAATAAAGGAAGTCCTGAAAGTAGGGACTAAATTCTTCATCAATCACGGTAAGGATAACTCTCACGAAGGTCGGCGTGAGATCGGGGAAGCGCTCGTATCCGAAATAAAGGAAATTAGCGGTAACCTCTCCACGATCGTTATCGGTCATTTTCCGGACAAAGACGCAGTAAAGGATATGGACGTCTGTTCGATGGAAGCTGATATAAACGTTTCGAGAGACGATCAATCTCTTGTAAATGATATTGAGAACATAAGCGCTATCGCACTAGGTAGTTCAAGGGAGACAAGTCCCGCGTTTGCCGGTGCACAGCGACTCGCAACAATCCAATGTTTTGGAGATCAAAATCAACACGACGATCAATCGTCGAGGAAGGAGATTCCAGTGACCTTTGAAGAAGTCAGAAAAGCAGTGAAGGAGATGAATATATTTCCTATGCAACTCTTTACGATCGAGGAAATAAAGAGTGATAGGAAACTCGCACCGATCTTCGAGGAGAACGAAAAGCTCAAACTCCAGGTGGAGAGTGGGAAGAGAGAACTTGAAGATGTGAAAAAGAAAAGCGAAGAGTCCATTAAGTCTTCTCAGAAAACAACGGCGAAAGTTAGACTGAAAGAACTTCTGCCTGAAGGACTCACAAAAAAGCAAACCGATTTCATTATGGAGAGTTTCGATCCCGAAACGCTTCAGGATCTCGGAGACGATGGTTTGAAATCATACATTGGGGAAGCTCAAAAAGAGTTTACGCGAGTAGCCAAGCTCTTCAATGTTGATGAATCTGGGTCTTCTGATGGGGGAGAAAGAAAAGACGAGACTTCCTCTGACGATAAAAAGAAAGATCCAGTTGAAGCGGCAATGGATGAGTTACTCGCAAAAGCCCAATAAATCAAGGAGAAGAAAGAATGAATATTACGCTACTTAGCGCGGACTACGAATCCGTTGAAGTAGTGGTTTCCGGTTCCGCTGTTTCTGCTGGCGACGATGTCCAGTTGAACTCCGGTGTCTACGGATTCTACCTCACGGATGGCGAAATCGGTGATACTGTAACGGTAGTCACCAAGGCCAGTAGGGTGAGAGCGCCGAAACAGGCTCCTCTCGCAATCGCAGTTGGAGAGATCGTTTACTACGATACCACTGGAAATGAAATCGACAAGACGAACACGAACGTCCTCGTTGGAAGTTGTGTCGAAGACGGCGCCAGTGCGGACACAACGATCGTAGTTTCCTGGGATGGCTTCGCCGCCTTCCTCAAGCTGTAAAGGAGGAAGAAATGAATCTTGAAAAAATCTTTCAGCTGATGTGTCACATGAGAGACGAAGATACCCAGGGTACGAACTATAAGATGGGTAAGGTAACCCTTACCCCGCCGCAGCAGGAAATGGTTGTTCGAAAAGCCATCCAGGCTTTCGTTCACGAACCAGCGACTATTCTCGACAGCAACAGGAAACTGGCTATCCAGGCGTTCGGAACGTCAAGCGACGTGCAAGCACTCACGCACGACATTTTCTCGGTAACGCAGCCGGTTGCGCAGTACGATCTTTTCTGGCAGCAGGCATTCAAAACCATCACGTTGATGAAAGGTCAACTCTCCTGGGAGATCGGCGACGTATCCGCAGGATTCGTAATGGTGAAGGTGCCGGAAGGTCAGAAGGTCAACTTCGAAGGGATTTCCGGAAGTGCGGTCACTGTGACCGTAGACAAATACGGAATGGGACTCGGGATCACGTGGGAGATCATTCACGGAAGGAAGCTCTACAAGTTCCTCGATCTCATGGAGTTCGCACGATCGGAAATCTACAACACGTGGGCAGACGTTCACTACGATCTGCTCGCAACTGCGGGCGCAACTAACCAGATTGCGTACGACGCTACTGGTGCGAATGCTCTGGAGAAGGATATCATAA